TTGCTCTACATTTCCAATTGGCGCTTCTTGTCTGCCTTCTGTTACTGCTTTGGATTCTAGTAGTGAAAAGTTTTCTACTAACACTTCTGTTATATATACTTTTTTCCCTTCGTGATTCTCATAATTTCTTGTTTGTAATCTTCCTTCAACTCCTAATAATGAGCCTTTCTTAGTAAAGTTTGAAAGATTCACTGCCGGCTTTCTCCAAATCACACAATTAATGAAATCTGTTTCCTTTTCTCCTGCTTGGTTTTTATATGTTCTATCAATTGCTAATGTGAATGAACCAAAAGCGGTTCCGTTTTGTGTATATCTTAAATCTACCGGTCTAGTTAATCTTCCTACTAAACATACATTGTTAATCATATTTTAAACCCCCAAATACTGTTCATGCATTTTCAAATCACCTTTAAGAATTTTGTTTACACGTTTTAATTCTTTAAAGGCCTGCGCTCTCATTGCCTTTATTCCGTTTCTTCTTGCTTCATCAGTAACCGGAATAAAATAGCCTGTTCTACCATTTCTTTCCCCAATAATCACAATATCAAAATCATTTACAAGGACATCAATTATCTTTTTAACCCGTCTTTCTGAAAACTTAGTAATTCTCATAATATCAACCCTATTAATTCTCTTAGTATCACTATTTGGAATTAATCTTAATACTGTTCTTTCATCCAACCCTAATCGTTTCATGTTTATTTATTCCCCTTTTCTAATTCTTCCAATCTATCCGGATTGTAGCCTACCCATGCATTAGCAAAATTATCATCAAGGACTACTACCGGCATACCTTGGAATCCGTATGATTTAATCTTCTCTAATACACCTTCATTTTCAAATACATCAACTGTTTCAAATTTAATTTTATGCTGATCTAAATAAATCTTAGTCATCTCACATTGAATGCAAGACGGTTTACTATATACTGTTACTTTCATGTTTCCTCCGCGTTTTTTTCTACAGTCCGTCTATACAAAGTAGATGGCACTGCGTTTATATTTTGTGAACTCAAACAACATTTGTCCGGATTCGCTAATGTCATATCCAAAAGTACTATCATAGCTAGATGGCTTACTTGGGCTTTGCAATTGATACCATGTAAGCCCTGCAAAGGATAGTGATTTTTCATGGTGAAAATGCCCTGTAATTAAATAACGTGATTGGCTTTCTCCCCACTCTTTGCTAAATTTAGCAGTAATCACTTGATGTAGCTTTTCTGGATTTTTAATCTTATCTCCATGATGTAGAAAGATTGAATGTGGCCCCAGTCTAGCATGTTTATATTCATCAAATTTCAAATCAAATTTGATTTGTGTATATAGCTTTTGTAATGCTTTAACAAATACAAAATCTGTGGAAGGTGCGTGGTTCCCTTTTAAATAAACCAATGTTACTTTTCTGCTATTTTCTAATGCTAAATCTAGTAGTGGCATGATGAAATTAAATCCATCTTCAATGCTTGCATCAAAATCAACTTCATCAATCCGCGTTCCTTTTTCAGTAGTGTTTAAGAGATTATCCACATGGAAGTAATCACCGTGTAGTGTGATTAGAATTTCTTCATATCTGTTCAATATTCTATCTGCGATTTCACGTTGTAATGCAGCATAGTCATATTTAGAATTCAACCCAAAGTGCATATCTGATAACGGAATCAATAGATACTCTTCCGGTATTTCTTCACACGATAAATCTATTTTTCGTGGTTTTAACTTACTTAGTACTCTTTCAATATCTTCTGCAGTGATTTCCGGTTCTTTTCTAACTGCCACAATCTTTGATTGGTAATTGTAGTAAGTTGAGCCGGAAATAGGTGTAGTCCATTCATTGGATGTGATAGATTTTAATTTAAAAATCTTTGGATCAAATCCATGTAATCTTAGAAGTTCTTCATCCGTGAATACTTTCTTATTCTTTCTTCCAATCTTGATTTCTGAACCGATTGAGCCATCCGCCTTGATATCCTTCTTCTGATATCTCGTGTCATTTTCTTTAGTACTGGAATGTGCTTGTTGAATTTCCGGATATCTTGGATGCCTTCTACATCTAATACGGATTCTTTCAATTGCTTGTACATCGTTAAAACCCATCTTTTGCGCAACTTCCGGCCATGAGTAGCCTTTAAGTTTTAAATCAATAGCCTTATCTACATCAATTTCCGTCATCTAGTCACACTCACAATCAATAAATAATTTTTGAATTTCATCACCAAACAATTCAATAGCACGTTCGGCATCCAATTGATTTTTAAAACAACCAAAATATGAAAAGGTATTTAGCCCGACTGTCCACAAAGCATACATTCCTTCTTCATTCTTAGAAATACACCATTTTTTACTGTTATGATTATTCCAATCGGGTTCCCATCCATTATTACACTCATCACGAAATGCATTAAATCGTGTAATCAAGTTTCTTCGCTTAGATTCTAGTTTGGCTGCTTCTTCAGTTGGGAATATGTTGCCTTGACTAAAATATATATTATCGGATTCTATGCCATACCAACGATCTTGAAAAACGTATCCATTCGATTGGATATAATAATATTTATCCTTATACTCATACGGGCATTTCATTTCCCATGTATCTTCCTCTTCATCAGGTGCTTCAACATCAGGTAATATTTTTGCTAATATGTCTCCGAGTTCGGTAACTACATCTTTGAAATTATTTGCTAATTTTTCCAACTCTTCCATAAGAGCCTCATACTGTGTTTTATCTTTCATATTTATCCTCCTTTAAAACGATATAACTCCAAGCAACTCTAAGATGCATAGAATTAATATCGTGATAGCTATAAGCGACGCAAATATTAATTCTCTAGTTGAATCATCTTTTGTGACCCAGTAACAGATATAATAAAATATTCCAGAAACGATAATACTCGTTAAAATTTTCATTTAATCACCTTCTTATCTATTAATGTAGTAACCAGCAATTGCATCTAATATAAAGCATCCTTCATGTACTTCTTTTTCATTTCTAAACCGCCAAGCGTCCTTGTCTCCTACATAAGTAAATTTAAGGTATTTTCCATATTCAATACCGTATTCCCTTATACCGTAGAAAACATATTTCCTTTCATCTTTAAGCAATACAGTTAGTGTCATTTAATATCCCCTTCTTCAATCAACCAATCCATATTCTTTCTAGCTTTCTTTAAATCTTCCACACCGTTTTTTTCTGCATATCGTAATAAATATTCAACTGCGCTACACCACCGGTGCGCTTCCATACCGCTTTTGTTTTTAACAAAGTTTTCAAGAACTTCTTTAACTTCTAATCCTTTACTTCCAACATAGTGGCTTGGTTTGTTTACTGCTTCTTTAATTCGTGCATTTTCTTGTAAGTCCATCGCTATACCCCTTTCACAAAAACACCATCAATCACTTTTCCTTTTCTATCCTTGATTTGATGATATGCACTTTCTAAGCAGTCTAAGAAGTTCAAATTACGCTGCATGCAGTACCCAATTAAAACAACTGTGATATCACCTACTGCATCAATTTCTTCTGCTCTGTCGTGGTTTTTATATGCTTGTTTCAACTCCAATACTTCTTATTGAAGCTTAATCAATTGCCCGCTTCCGTCTAGCGTTTGCATATTTCTATCTACAAACCATTTTTCAACCAGTCTTAATAATTCTTCTCTTTCAATTCTTTTTTGATGAATTGGATCATTTAAATTCATGCCATCTTAACTCCTTCAAAATATGCTTTTAAATTGTCTGTAATCTTCTTTCTAGTGTTTGGAAATAATTTGTATGGATTATTTAGAAACTTATTCAACGTGCTAACCTTTACTTTTAAAATATCTTTTTGCATGTGGTAGAAGTTGTTAGATGATGTTCCAATCATCTTTTCTATTTCATCGCGTGCAGTTAATAATTGAGCGCTATAATCGTTTACTTCCACAAACTTCAAACTTTCATCCGGTTTGATTGGTTCAAACGGTTTTGGTGCTGCTTGAATTAATGTGACTGTTCCTAACACGTTGTTTTTATGTTTAAACTCAAATGCTTTCTCATACGATTCGAATTCCTTCGCTTGATGTTGATTCTTACAAAATACCAATGTTGTCTTTGGATGCTGTTTATCTAAGTAACCTTCCATGGATAAATAATAATTAAACCCTGTAAAGTACATCCCGTTATGCTTAATTACAAACATTTATTTTCCCCTTTACTCAATTAACCAAAGTTTTTATTGTATTCTTCTTCAGTCATTTTCCCTGTAATCAATTTTCTTTTATTGCTTAAATAAGCTTCTTTATCACCAGTTGTTTTCAATTCAGAAATGGCTTTGATGATAGATGTGTAGCGTTCCGGATTTTCTTGGTAAACCCTTAGTTCTTTTTCCATCGATGTTTCCATCAATTAACACCCCTTTGTGCGCGTTCTTCATTCTGTTGTCTAAATAACCAATCCGGCAGTGGCTCAACATAGCCTTTAGCCTTGGTTGGATAATTTGAATAATTAGTTTTTGGATTAGAATCTATTTTGTATTCATCATTCCAACATTCTTGATTGAACCATGTTCCACCTTGTTTGATATATTTAGTTTCAGTCTGATTAGCTTTCACATATTCGATGTATGATTTTAAGCCATTCTGAATTGTCGTGTGTTCAACTCCTTTTTTAATAGCTTTTGTATAAGCCTTAAATGCATCGTTTTTTCTTTCTTTTCTTGGATAAATATCCCACAAAGCATTGAATTGATTTTCTAGCAATTTGGCGGATATATTATTATTAGATTTACTTTCATTTACTTTACTTTTATTTTCTTTATTTAATGTTCCACCATTTTGCCAACCGTTTGGCAACTCTTTCGCAACTTCTTTGCCAACTGCTTGACCGCTATCTTGTAAACTAACTTGTAAACTAGGTTGTAAACTAGGTTGTAAACTATCGTCATATAAAAGATTAATTTTGTAAGCAGTTGCTTTTGTTCCGTTGGATTTGTATTCAATAAACCCTAATTGTTTTAATGCGTTTCTTGCTTTATCAATCCCTTGTCGTGATAATCCGGTGAACAATTCCAAGCGCAAATTAGCTACTGTAAACCATTCTTGCTTTCCGCAATCATTATGGACATTTAATAATGCGTGCCATAAAATGAATTGACCTGCAGACAATGGATTTGACATTTGTCGCTGATTGAACGCTAAAATTTGTTTCAATAGATTCATCCAAGCAACCCCCTTCTATAAAATTCCCAACGTTTGATTTTGTGTATTTTTATGGTATAATTTATTTAAATCTTGAGTGTGGTGGCTATTTTTAGTCACCACGTTTTTATTTCTCTAACAATTCCACTGCAGTATTGAAAGCAGCTTCTAATGTTTTGTGTGTACTTCTGCTTGAATACTTACTTCCTTTCACTTGAACGGATAATAAATATCTTCCGTTTTTAAATTTTACTGAACCAACAATTTCAGTATTCTGTAACAAATCAAATTCAGTATCATCAAACATATTTTCAATTAGACTTAACATAAAACGGATCATTCTTTCTAATGTATTCTAAACGGTTGTAATTTTGGTTTACTGCACCTACCCAAAGATGCATGAACGCAATTACACCAATAAGTGCTAATCCTACATAGCTAAGAAATTTTAAATACTTCTTGATAAAATTCTTTCTGAATTCTTTCCAATATGTTTTTCTTTTTAGTTTGTTTGTACGTTCTATTTCAACGCGTGTCACTATCGTTTCCCCCTTTTCCGTTCATCCCATAATTTTTGGATAATCTCTAAACTATCCGTTTTGTATTTGTATGGTCTTGTATCTGTTTTTCTAGAAGCTACAACCATTGGATGATTTCTAACTTCCGATTTATCCCAATTACTTTTTGAAGTTCCGATTGCATTACACAATTCAGTTGTGGTTAACCATCGTTTGTTGTTTGTCGTATCAACAAATGGTTTAATAATTTCAACAAACTTTTCCGGATTTCTTTTAACCACTTCTAAAAATATTGGTTCATAATAATCCAATGTTGCTTGTTCCATAATTTCTCCTTTCATGTTATTTCATATTGTTGTAACCTTCTTTCAATCCTATAATTGGAATTGGGAAAGGAGGTGTTTTATATGTGCGAAATATATACTCAACCGTATCGTCGTACACTTACTGACAATCAAATCCACGATATTGCTCTCGCTATAGCTACTAAAAAAATGAGCGAAGAATCATGGAACGATGTTACTGAATATGACGATTGGTATCTCGAATATTCAAAAGCTTACCGCCATATTTATAAGTTAGATCATGAATATGACCCTCAATCTACTTTTGAACTTTAAAAGTAACTTTCTTGCTTTGTAGAAAAGAATCGGCTTCCTTTAAAATGACGTCAAATAGTGTTTTGATTTCTCTATAAGTTAATCCGCTTCTATTAAGCACATTCGATATTTGCGAGTGTGCTTTTTTCATCTTTTTAATCTTGGATATTCTTAATTCTCTTTCTTTTGGATTGACCGTAAATTGTGGGTAAATACCGTATGTTTCAATTTCTTTATGACTCATCCTCTCACCTCCTATTCCAATCCTAAGATTTCTTTGATTTGTTCCATCCGTGCGACAGTTCCGCGTCTGAAGTTCAGCAAGTCGTTTAAATACATTCTTGAAATTCCCATTTCATTCGCTAAATCAGTAGGAGTCCAATCTCTATCGATTAATGCTTTGAGAATTTCTTTTTTTAACGCTTTTTGTTCTTCGTTCATCCTGCACCTCCTAAATTGATAATATTCAATTTTAATTATCGAAACTATTGACTTTTAATCGATAATATTCTATTATGTAAGCGTACAAAATAACACAAGCAAATTAATAGTTTTATATCAGTCTTGGCGGACAATTTATATACTATCTTTCTGTTTGTTTTGTTTTATAATTTAGCTTACATATTGAGTATAATCGATTATTATCTCTTTGTCAACACCTAAATTGATTATTATCGATTTTATTTTTGATATGTTGCTTTTAGGAGTGAATATTATGTCTTTATTAGCAAATATTAAAGATTTAGTGGCTGAAAAATCGATGACAATCGCTGAATTAGAACGTCATCTAGATTTTAGTCATGGAAGTATTGCTAAATGGGATAAGCAATCCCCTTCTAGCGAAAGGTTACAAAAAGTTGCAGAATATTTTGATGTATCTACAGATTATTTGCTAGGTCGTTCAGATATCCCTAAATGGGCTACTAATGAAGATGTAATTGTCTTTGACCAAGCATTAAAACGTAATAGTGTAATTATGTCTTACAATGGGATTGAGTTATCTGAAGAAGATAAATTGCAATTAGAAGGCATGATTAAGGCTATGTTATGGGAGAAAATTCAAAATAATAAAGGTGGGAATTAATTGGAAGTAGCTGAGTTAGTTAATCGTCACAATACGGCTAATCCGTTTAAAATCGCTGAATATGAAAATATTGACGTGAAATTTGTGTCGTTACCTAGCGACTTGAAAGGCCTGATGTTATCAACCCCAAATGATAAACCAATGATTTGGATTAATGATAATATCCGTGATTGTAATTTGAAGTATCTAGTGATGGCTCATGAATTGAAACATGCATTAGATCATTATGGGTTAGATGGGTTCTACACTGCTGCATATAACGGAAAAGGAAAACTAGAGAATGAAGCAGATATATTTGCTACGGAATTGATGCTACGCTTCTATCAGGAAAAGTATGAAGATGTTCCGGAAACGTTCGATACGTTGAAAGCGACGTTTGGAATCAAGGAAGAAATGAGAGAATATTATTAAATTTGTTCTGTACAATAAAGTTGAGGGAGAGGTTTACTTTATGAAGAAAAATATTTTGTTTTATAAATTAAATTTGGATTTTAATCCTCAGTTAAATATGTTTACAACTGATGCTGATTTAAAATCTAGAGTTAAAGCTTTTGCTAAAAATTGTAATAAAAATGAAATGTCTTATACGAACGAATCACAAAATTATATAGTAGATATCATTAAAATTGATGAGGATTATTTATTCGGGAGTTACGGAAATCTAAATAACTACAGCAAAAGTAAGTTTATTCGCGTTAGAGATAAACAAAACCTTAGCCCTCACGAATATAAAGATTATCTAGAAATGTTTACCTATTTTTACATTGATTTTAATACTAATAAAATTGTAAATATCAGTAGTCGTTATTGTAGAGGTTTTAAGATTAATATTGCTGAATTTTTGAATGATCATTTTAATTTATCAGAGATTTACTCTGATATTAAAGTTGTATCCACGCTTAAAAAGGATATTAAAGAAGCCATTAATAAAGCCGTGAATGTTCAAGAAATAGATATCAAATATTATTCGGATAAACATCTAATGAATGAATTTGTTTCTCTAGCGGATATAGATTCAGAAGATTC